CTTCCACCCAAGAGTGCCTACTTAAATAGTAAGCGTTCTGAGGGAGGTTGCCTTAATTATTTCAAAAAAAATAATTTATTAGTTTCACAAATTTTTGAGAGAAGATCTATATCTAATGATGATTGGAGAATTGATCCTGTTGTAATTCATCTCACTGGTAAACCAGGAAGAGGTAAATCTTATTTGGTCGATAAACTCGTTAAGAGTATATCTTCTAAATTTGGTTTATTACCTTCTGTTTATCAGAGATCAATTGCTACGGATCATTGGGATGGTTATGATAATCAACTTATTACAGTTATAGATGATTTATTATCATCTTATGATTCTAATGTTGATTGTAAACAAGTTATTCAAATTTGTTCAAATGTTCCAACTGTTTTACCTATGGCTAAAATTAATGAAAAAGGAGCTAAATTTAGTTCCGATTTCCTTATTTTAACTACCAATCATGGTGATTTAACTCGTCATGATGCTGGTGGCCAAACAGTTGTCAACAGGGAAGCTTTCTTGAGAAGAATCAATCCTTCTTATGAAATTTTCAGTTTTGATAAATTAAATAAATTGTATCATATTAAAAAAATTAAATATAATTCAGATAATAACAGTTTTGAAAAACAGTCCTTGCCTTTGATTAATGAGTTTGATTTTGTCAATCTTTTAGTAAAAGATGCATTATCTACACATAAACAAAGATCTAGGAATGAACAATTTATTGTTCCTGTTACCAATAATGGTTTATTTGAATCTAATTTAGGTTTTAAAGTCCCTATCAATCCCCCAAAAAGATTACCTGTTGTTTCTGCTCACGCTATTTCTGAACCTTTAAAGGTTCGGATGATAACTAAAGCAGAAGAAGAATGTTGGGTTTTAAAACCCGTTCAGAAAGCTATGTGGAGAGCATTAAAACATTTTAAATGTTTTGGTCTCACTAATAGCCCTGATATTCCTCTAGATTTCATAAATAATTGGAAGGGAGAGTTTCTCCTTTCTGGTGATTATGAAGCCGCAACTGATAATCTTCATCAAGATATAATGCAATTAGCGAAGGATGAATTATGTAAAGTTTTACCTTCTCCATTTAAAGAATGGGTTGAGTTTGAAACTCAACCTCACATTGTTAAGTATCCCAATTTCACTG